GCTCTCAAGGTCGCCAAACATGGACTGTCCGGGTTCGTCAGACGCGCCCTCATCAGTTGAGTCGCCACCTAACAAATCATCGGGTTCCTGCTCCGCGCTGTCTTGGTTGAGGTCTGGCATTGTCCAATCCTTTCTATTGTATCATATACCACAGATTTAACGTCATGTCAAGGTTTTTCTTACTTCTCACGATACTACTACCCAGGTGGGTTCGGACGGCCTGGGGCTTTGCCCTTAGGCGCGGTCTGCTCTCGCTTAATCGCCGGAGACTTCGGGACTCCAGCACCCTTACCCTTTACGTCACCCTTGCCTTCAATCGCCTTACCTTTGACTACTTCCATCAGCCTTCCTCCTTTCTATCTTCTTTGGCCTTAACCGCTCCGGCAGTTTCCTAATGCCAGTCTCTCTGTCCCACTTATCGTAAGTGTCCTGCGACATCTTTCCGTCTCTAACCAGCTCTTTACACTTCTCGCGCTGTGCTTCACTCTTGAACGGCACCGCCACCACCTCCCTGCTGCGCCATCATAGCCTGCATCTGACCCATCATCTGCTGTTGCTGCGCCATCTGCATCCGCTGTACTATAGCGTCCGCATCCGGCCAGTTAGCTATCTTCAACACCTCTATCTGGTCAATGAACCCCGCCTGAGCAAGCTGGATACCGATGTCAAGCTGCGCCGCAGGGTTAAGGGGCAAGTCGCCACGGCTCTGCACAATCACCCTGTACGTTGCCACTCTGCCCAGACCACCTCCGAGCACATCGCTTTCCAGCGTAGCAGTCTCCGGCTTATCATTTCCGAAGAATGACACCGAGCGCGTCTCTACGTAGTTATCCTGCATGTAGCCCAATACAAGCTGCCCCATATCTTCAATAGATAGAGACGCAGAGCGTATCATCAACCTCAGCCGCGACTGTGCAGCCTCGCTCAATATACCCAGAGCGATACCAGATGTCACCCCTTTAGGTCTCACGCCCTGAGTAACCTCGTGAACTCCAGACTGTGTATCGAACGATGCTTCTAGCCAACTCAACCACGCAAACACTTGGGCATCGAGCGGAGACGGGTCTATGTTTTCTAGATACCCTTCTGTCTCTCCAGCAACCCTTGCCCTCACGAGGTATATCTTGCCAGGCTCATTAGTAACCTCTGTGATACTAGCGTCGTTAGTCTTTTTCTGCGGGTTACCACAAAATCTCTGGTGCCTTGCTATGCGCCAATTCACCAAGTTGAGGAAGTCTTGAGTGTTTATCAGGTTAGCTATCTCAGACATTCCCCAGAATGTACCACCCCTCTGCCTGTTGGCGTAGAACACAACCGGAAACTGCTTGTTCGGTGTTGGGTTCTCGCCATCAAACAGTATCTTCTTACCAGTGTATATCGTCAACCGTTCGCCGAACTCGTGGTACACTTCCCAAACCTCGACAAGCTGGTCTCTATAGTTATTCTGCTCATCGGGTCTTATCCGTTTCGGCCTTAGCTCGCTCACGGTAGCCATATCATCTTCTTGCAGCCCAGGGAACTGTCTCTGTGCGTCTTCCTTCGACATCTCTACTTTCAGCGCAATATAGCGGCACTCCTCAAACACTCTCGCGTTTGGGTCTGGATACACGGAGTACGGGTCACACCACTCGACCGCAACCTCGCCCAACGACTCGGGCTCATCCTCATCGTCAATGCTTAACATCTCCAGGCCTTCTATGTCAATGCCTTCCAGCTCACCGTCATCATCTTCAACGCTTGCCACTGGCCGCAACAGCTTGTCCCAGTACACCTTAACCACACCAGTCCCGTAGATGCACATATCGCGATAGACCTTTTCCATCTCATGCTCTACGCGAGCGTAGTGCCAATACCCTTGCAGGTAGCCGGTGACTTTCTGCCCTGAGTCAGCACGGAACGTATCACCTTCTTCGCCAGCAGACTCTACCATACCTTCGTGTATAGCATACCATGCAGGCGCGGCATCGTTGAGTATCGGCACCATGCTCTCTATTGTCGGCATACAGAAGTTGATGCACTTACGGTCGCGATTATCTTTCTCGTCGGTGTCAACATCCTTGTTTATCGCCTGGACGCCGGAATAGTACTCGTCATACTTAGTCCAGTCCACATGCCTACTACTCAGCGACTCCTCAGCATCAGTAACCAGCTGATTAAGCTCGGATACCAAGTCATCAGACTTCTCCGGCGACAGCCGCTTTACCTCAAGTCCGCCAACCCACGGCAAGTTAACCCTCACCAGCCATCATTCCCTTCTCTTAACCTGCTGTAAGCATCCTCAGTTGCCACCGTCGGCGCGAACACCAGACGCTCCTCCGCTGACAAATCTTTGCCGGCGAGCAGCTTCTCTTCTGGCGTCCTTGGGTCAGCGTTAGCTAACTCCTTGGGACCCCAGTAACCATTATCTAAGGACGCCATCACCATACAATAGAGCGCGTCCGGTAGGTCGTCAGCAATAGCAACGCCGAAGTGCATCAATTGGTATTCCAACTCACTACCCTTGAGTGTTTTGTGGTGCTTTATCTTGCCCTTCTCGTACATCGGCTGCAACAGCCCGATAACCCTGGACTCCTTAGACTGCTTACTGCTCGACAGACCATCAATCCTCCAGTATATTCCGGTCTCTTCCTGATAATCCTCGACGTTAGCTATCACGCTCTTAGCGAAGCCGTATGCCTCCATGTACGTTGTGACGGGCCGCAACTCTGCGTTCAGCTCGGCAATGGTGACTATCTGCTGCTGCTCTCTCATCATCTTAGTTATTGCATGTGATATGTATATGTTACCGTCCACATCTAGCCCTCCTGCTATGATAGCAGGCTTGTCTCCACCCATGCCTGGTGAGGGGTCCCAGCCAATATAGTAGCAGATGTTGTCTGGCAACTCATCATAGTACGTAAAGAACTCTTCCTTGAACTGCATCAACTCGTCAGGCATCGTCTTATTGTGGTATTGACAATTCGCTGACAAATACCCCGACGCAATATAGTTGCCCGTCTCCGTTTGTATTGAATACACATCTTCATACCCAGTTATATCTATTGCTTCTATCTTATCCTTTTGACTTTGCCCTGCTATCAGTGGTGGGTGTTTTTGCAAATGCTCAAGCAGTTGCTTTATTCGCGCAGGCTTACACCATTGTAGAAACTTCGTTATGTCGCGCCCGCCACCCTTTATGTAAAAGGATAGTGTTTCTCTTTTGTTTTTGTCAACTACATATTCACTCCACTCAAAACCTAGCGTTCGCAGCGCAAGCCGAATACGTGCAACAACATCTGGGTTATGCTCTTCAGATTGCGAAATGGACACTCCCGTAGAGTGCAAAGAGCCTTCTCCGTCAAACATACCACCTAGCCACATTGCTATAGGAATATGCTCTTCGGGTATAGCTTCGATTGGCTCCGGCCCTGGTATTAGGCTTCGCAACTTCGGACTCTTAGTGCCCGCCTGACTATAAGCTGCCTTCCCCTTAGCGTTGTAGTAGCCTGTGTACCATCTATGGTCAGGTGTACAGTACACTGCATTTCCTGATTGCAAATCTATCTTTTGGACAAATGCTTGTCTTTGACCTCGCGCAACAACTTTGCTTGACACGTACTTTCCTTTTTCCCGCCCCTTACGCTCAAAGCCTAATACACTATCCCCTACTGCAACATCTTCTATGGGCTTAGTAGAAAAGTCAGCCATCAACACAGACGACCCAGCAGGACTGCAGTAGAACGCCTTAACCTGCATGTTAGCTTTCTTCTGCCTCAGGCGTTCCTCATTCCACTCATCAGGGAATATGAATATCCTTTTGCCAGTCTCGTTACCAGCGGCATCAAGCTCTTCTTCTATAACAGCCTTGCGCTGAAACACCTCAACTGTCGTCTCATTCTCCGCGCCCTCTATCCACCCAACCACATCGTAGTCAGCGAAGCGTGTTGCCGTTATGAGTTCCTCACCGCCACGGTTAAGAAGCGGCTGTGCAAGCTGGTATCCTGCGATAACCTTATTGGCAAGCGTTCGAGACTCAGAGTTCTTCTTCGTCGAGGGGTCATCTACGGCTATCCTATCAAAGTGGAAGGACTCTGACGTGCCGCCGAGACCAACGCTCATAACAGTAGGGTCTCTGCGCGTTGCTCTCTCGCCGAGCGACATCTTGTAAGGCATTACATTGAACTCATCACCACGCCACTGCCGTCTGTCAGGCACCACGTATGGGTATAACTTCTGGAAGATTGCGTTATTCTCGATGGTTGCCTTGAGAACAGCGGTTGTTGCTTTAGCCTGCTTGTTCACAGCAGATAATATCAACTGGCACTTGTTGGGGTCCTGCGCTATGAACTGGAGTGCCCTCGCCATGCTGAATGTCGTCTTGAAGTGCTCTCGCGGCAGTAGCAGCAAGCCATGCCACTCCTCGCCAGCAGCAGCTTTCTCGCTACCTTCCTCGATGAAGTCGCAAACATCATAGTGCAGGCCTGTCAACGTCGGGCGGGCGTACCCCAGTATCACGGTCGTCATGAAGAACAAGTCCGTCAACCCCAGTTCCGCCCATTCGTCCACCAGGCTTGGCCTCGTTACTCCTAATATGTCCTCCCTTCGCTGCATCCCATACATGTCCATCACGAAGTCCCACTTCTCCTCCGGCGTCATCCTCAGGGCTTCCTCCACCGGCACCACTATTCTTGGCAACACTAGCACCTCCTCTCGCATGTATCTTCAATATCTCGAGGGCTGTATCTATCTTGAGTTTATTATCCTCGTCGCCTTTCATAGCAAGCGACAGGACAGATAGGGCGTCGTTGTAGAGAGTCTTCTCAGTTACCTGCATTACTCCACTCCGAATATGTGATTAGCAACTGATATGTAGATACCAGAT